GTCTTAAATATTAATTTGTGTGAAAAAAGCCATACCACCAAGCACAGAGATAATACCCACAGCCCAAGCAGCGTAATCAACTGCGGTCATTTCTTTGGAGTTGCGTATCCAAATACGCCCGCTAGAACTGCCCAAAGGATTGAGCGGTAATCGGCTGCGAAGTTAGAAGCTGCCCAAGCTGAGAGAAATGCTCCTGCTGTGAGAACTGCTGGATTCTTCATGTTCATGCTTTTCCACCTATCATCGGAATCTGAAAGAACGAATTGTCAATATCGCCCGCCTTGGTAAATGAGACATGGCAATGATGATTGTGCTTATTAGCCCCGTCATAAGTACGCCAACGCCAAGCCTTCTTAGGCGATGCGATTCTTCCATCGAAGATGACATAAGCGATTCTCTTATCGCCAGCTCTAGCACAGAGTCGAATCTGGTCTGCAAGATAAGGCATGAGGTCGGGCTTTGCTTTTCCAGATAAATCCCTGTCAATGTCAATCGCTCGTACAATGTTTCCACAAGAAGCGTCTGGAATATGATCTGATGAACCAGCAGCAAGGTGTCTTGCATCTGCGATCCACCCGTCGCTGGCTCTATCACGGTCTGGAAACGAATCATCGACTTGCAGCCTTAATTGCTGACCCGCTCTGCATAGCTTTGGAGTCATGCCAATAGAGCGGAGACTTCATCGGCAGTTAAGCCGAGCTTTGCTAGGACTTCCTGCTTCTTGGCTTCGAGTGCCGCTTTAGCAGCATCTTCTTCTGCCTTCTTCTCGGCTGCTAACTCTGCCTGATAAGCAAGTTCAGCAACCTCAGCATCAGTCAATTCAATGATTGACTCGACGCCTGTCTCGCAGTTGATTTCGATTCGTGTTGGATTAGGCATTTTTGACTCCATATAGATAGGCGGTTGAGTATTGTGCAAAATTGCTGGAATTGGAAGTCAATGTTATTGAAGTAATTGCGGCGGTATTTGACCAAAGACCCGCAGTTAGCCAATCGTAACCTTCTGTTGCATTATTTTCAGCAACAGCATCAGCAGATACGGACTTGTAATTACTTGAAGTATAATTTGGAATATAAAATTCCGCATTACCAAATGTTGATGCGGTTGAAGTAGACCAGTTGCTTTGAACTGGTATGGTTGAAGCAGGAGAAGTTGAACCTGTGGCACTTCCACTTCCATATAAAGTTTTACCTGATAAATTAGAAGTTACTCCGTTGAAAGAAAGATTAATAACTCCACTTGTCGTATCTCCGCGAGTAGATACTAGAATTTTTAAATCTGTGTAAGATGCGGAAATACTAGAGAATGTAATGCTTGCAGCCCCGCCTGCACCAACGGTAGAAGAAGCGATAAGTTCAAAGGTGTTAGCCATTATGCCGCCTGTATTCCGTAAAGGGTAAAGGTAGAGCCAACCGAGAAAGTGGTTGCACTTAATGTAAGTATATCTATTTGTGTAATGGCAGAAGTGGAACGCCATAGACCCACTAATGCGTCTGTGCCAGCCGCCGAGTTATTAGCCCGACCTAATACGGTTTTGTATGTAGTCGTGTTGGAATAATTCTGAATACTCAAAATTTTGTTTGTAATGTTTGATGGATTGGCATAACCATAAACGTCAATCAAAAGGCGAGTCTGTGAGGTTTCGCGACCTGATGCGGCTGTGCTTCCTGTGCCAGCCATCCAAGTCATAGAATAATTACTACCACTATCGGAGTTAAAGCGCATAAAAGAGTTCGCGATTGCGCTTGTATTTCCAGAAAATACAAAAACCAAATCTGTATAACTTCCTGAAATGCTTGAGAATGTAACTGTTGAGGTTGCGCTTGCCAGAGTAGTAGTCGCTATCGGAGTATAAGTTGATCCTGCTGCCATGATTTACCCCTTAATTCCGTAGAGTGCGAATGATGAGTATTGAACTAAATTGTCGGCTGTTGATGCAAGAGTGATGCTCGTAACTGCGGCTGTGTTAGTCCATAAACTAGAAGTAAGTCTTATGCTCCCTGAACCATTGTTATCGTATCCGTGCAATACACGAATTGTTTTATTTTTTGAAGTGTTCGAATAGTCTAGCAAATCCCAGACTGCGACCCCAAAGACGTTTGTTCCTGCTGAAGAAGCAGTACCTAAAGAAAAATAAGTTGGATTGCCATTGTCTGCATAAGCTGAAGCAGCAGACCCGTTTCCAATTAATCCGTGAGTGTAATAATTACCTGTATCGCCATTTAATTTTGCAAAAATTGTATCGGATTCTGACGCTGCACGAACATCTCTAACTATTGCACGAATTTGAAGATGTTTGTATGAGCTGGGAATTGACGAGAATGTTACTGAAGCCACACCGCCAGCACCTACTGTTTGAGTAGCAATAGACTCATAAGAGGTCGTAGCGGCTCCAACGCCCGTGCTAAAAAGTCCTGCTGTAATTGCGCCAATCATTAGGCAATGCCACCAGCCACATACCAAGTATCTGTAGCAGTCTTAATGCAGACTGCTGTTTTGTATTGAGCCAAGGTTGGAGAAGCTGCTGTAGCACCTGCTGAAAGGACTGTAGTAGTTCCAGAAGTTACTGCGCTGATTGTGCAGACTCCTGCGCCCTTGTTAAGAATAGTAATGGCTGTGCCTACTGGGAACGCTACTGATGCGTTTGTAGGGATTTTAAAGGCAATTGCTGTCGCCTTGTTCATTGGCTGTAGGACTTGGTACTGATCGTTGAGAACGGCTGTATAGTCGGTCGTCGCGTCAGCGTTCACCGTGAAGGCTACAAGCCCATTGACTGTTGCGGCTGTAAGTACGTCGCCTGTTGCTGCTGGTAGTCCTGATGCCATGATGCTCCTAATATCCCAATGTAGATGTGCCGATTATACCGTAATACGAGCTTCCAACGATGAAGCCATCGGCTATTGGCTCAAGCGTTGTAATGTTTGCAGTCATCTTGTTAGGCGTGATAGACCAGTTGATGCCTTGGAACTGTAGGTTCTTAACAATGGTTGAACCGTCAGGCTGAATGTTAGTTATCAGCAGATTCGAGAAGTAATCCAGCCCGAGCATTGTGTCGGTTGGTACTGATGGATCGAGTAAATCCACCGTCATTTCGTCAATGCGGATAGTTGTTTCTTGGCGAGTAGCAACATACTCTTTAGCAATATTGGTAACTATCGTATCTGTCTCAGCTACCAAGTCTGTCTGAGTAATTGAGTGTGGGAAATACTTGTCGATAGAAGTCTGGTTATAGGCAGTAATGACTGAGCCGCCAACACGCCCAAGATTGGCTTGGTTGATGATGAGTTTGTCATCAAAGCTATATTTAAGGTTCTTGTAAGGAATCCCGCCCGTCTGATTAAAGGCGGTTGGAGCAGTAGCTAGAGACGCCATAACCTGCGCTCTGGACTTAAATACGGCTGTTCCTGAGCCGTCCATATAGAAAGCCCCAGTCTCAGAGAACTCCGCGTTCTTGAGCGCCTGAAGGCTTGTACGGTTGGTCGCTGGGTCAGCAATACAAGTATTCGCCCCAGTAGCGATTGTGCGCATGGAAGATGGGAAACTTACTTGGTCGAGGATTTTGCCGATGCGTGTGCCTGTATCCTGCCCTGCTGTGGCATTGGTAATGGTTGAGACATTAGCCATGTTGAATAGGCGGAAAGCATCTTGGCAGATAATGTCCACATAGCCAGTATCTTGATTGACTGGATAGGTGTAGCGATATTCGATGGCATAGCCTGAGAATAAATACTTTTGAGTGGTGCTAGTAGTTGCTGATACACGCAACTTGCGAAGTGGGACTAGTTTGCCGTAGTAAGGACTGGCAGTATTTTGCGGGTTGAAGTAGGACAACGGATCGAGTACGCGGACTGTGCATTGCCCTGCTTCGTACTGGTCGCGCTGGATATTGCGCCCACGAGTAATGCTTATCTCATAGACATTAGGCGTTAAATCAACTACTGGCTCAGGTGATGATGAATCGCCCAAGGTATTTGTTCCCAAGATGCCGTATTTAGGGTCGCCAATTACGAAGCCGTTATAGCCAAATGTAGCGCCGTTAGAGAAGTCAAAGGAAACGGCTATCTGCGCTGGGAGTGCCATTAGCCGAACATACCTGCGATTCTACCGATTTGACTTGGTGAACCTGAGAGACTGGAGAGCTGTGCGCCAGCAAGAACCTTGTCAATAAGTTCCTGCTCACGGATTAAATTACCTTGCACAGTAATGTTATTAACAATAGTTGGCTCGGTTGTCTGCATGCCGTAAGAAGGATAAACCGTATTTGGCGCTTGGTTAGCGACAGAAGCCGCATAGTCGCCATAACCTGCAACAACGCCGATAGCAGTAAGCGCTGGGCTAATTGTTGCCTGAGTGTAGGTCTGATTCATTGTCAGCGAATCGAGCTTCTTTTGGAAGTCAATTATCCATTTATCTAGGAAAGCAAAGGGATTGTTAATTTTGGCGTCGCCGATGGCTAAGAAATAGTTATAGAGATTGCCAGTTGAATCCTGCGCCATGAGAATATCTTTTGTCAGCTTTGTGGCTAGGTCAGCGTTACCGTTGAGGATAGCCGCCTGCGCCTCGAGGCGAGTACGATCTTCTGCTGAAATATCGCCCTTGAGTGCTGCAAGAATTTGAATCTGTTCGAGGTCAAACACGCTTTGCGCTTTCTTAAGAGCGGCTTGCTTCTTCTGCTCATCTGTGAGGGCTTTGGTTGCCTTAACCTGCTTGGCGGTAAGTGCTGCTAATTCCTTAGCGCGCTTGGCTGCTGCTGCTTCGGCAGCGCGTTGCTGTGCGGTTCTACGGGCTGTACCAGCAGGTGAGGAAGAACGGTTAGTAGTTGTTGGGCTACCCGCCATAAGTTGATTGACGTCACCACCAGCAAGGAAGTTGGTGTAACCCTTGCGGAACTTCTCAACTAGCCCGATAGCTGTACCTAAAGCGACAACCACTCCACTAATTGCTTTAGCGATGTTGTCAATAGCCTTAGCTGCATCTTTGGCATCTGAACCGCCACCAATGCGAGCGAAGGCATCAACCAAGCCTTTACCTATGGTCTCCTTGGCGTTGTCTGTAGCAACGGTAAGAACGTCCATCTTGTAAGCTGTAGTTGCAAGGTAGGACTGTGCCGCTCCTGCTGACTTTGCCAGCATAACGCCTAGAATTTCATTAAAGCTTTTAGTCTTGAGTTCGGACTGGGTTAAACCTGTGTTGTACTTCTTAAGTCCGCGAGTAATACCTACATAGCCATTAGCCAAATCTTGCGCCACGGTTGCCAAGTCAATGCCAGTAGCACGACTGATTTGGATTGCATTGTTGAGTAATTCTTGAGACTTGGTAAGTGATCCTGTAGTAGTCAGCAAAGCCTGAAATGCTGGGCGAAGTTTGTCATCGACAATTCCAGCAGATTGCTCAAGATTTTGAATAAAGTCTGAAATGCGTGTCTGAGAAAATGATAATCCTAAATTATCGACAGCAGTTGCCAAGCGTCGTGCGCTTGCTTCATCTTCAGTAAAAGCCTTAAAAGAAGCCTTGCCAAATGCATAGACTTTTTGTGCGGCAAAGAGACCGACAAATTGTTTGCCTAGTTTATTTACGGCTCGGTCTAAGCCTGATACGGCTCTATCGGCTTCCTTAAATGCTTTTCTGCCACGGAACTCCGCAGCTAAGTCAATCCGTAAATCTGCCATTAGACCTTATCCTTCATTGAATCAAACTTGGCTTTTGCTTTGAATATTGCTTTAACAACGCCATCTTGTGCCTTGCCTCGATCTTCTTCAAATGCTCTAAAGATTGCCCTACCAGTCATCTTCTGACCTGAGCCTGACAACTTGCCACCTAATCGTGGAGTAAAGTTTCCAGTTACGCCAGACTTTCGCCCTGCTGTTTCATATATAGCGCCAGCGGCAGACTTGTTAAAAATAGAAGCAAGTGCTTGAAAGCCACTACGGTTTGGCTTGCTCGGAGTTGATTTGAAAGTAATGCCACGGCGAGCAACCCCAGCATCATAAGAACGATGAGCCCAACGACCTTTTGCTCTTGGTCGGATTAACCAGCCGCTAGGTACAGCTTCATTGGTTGGCATATAACCACGAGCAGTTTTTACTACTGGCTTGAGAAATGATGCAATTTCTTTGTTTACTTCTTTTGCCAATGTTGGCTCAATTACTGCCAAAGCTTTTCTAAGAGCGACGGCGCCTTGCAGTTTTACTGGCATCGCTTCGCTCCTTCGCTATGTCCTTGAGGACTTCTACATGTGCTTTGAACGCCATTGGTGAAAGTTCAACAATGGTGTGAAACGGGACTCCAAACTCGAAACTCATACGAGCCGCGAGATAGGTGAGAGAGTCCCGCCTAACCCAGAGGGTCAGACTCCAATACTTCAACACTTTTCAGCGTTGCAAGGAAATCTTCCCCAAAGGGTTTGACCGTTTCACCTGAACGACGTATTGCTTCCCAGCACAGCCAGTACACGTCTGACTGCTTCTGGTCTTCGATAAGAGCTTTGTGAAAGCCCTTCTTGGCGTATTGCTCGAAGGCGTACTCAATCAACGGAGTAATCTCGTACTCCGCTACTGAGTTATCAGCCCTTGTTACCTTTAGCTTTG